ACTAGCTGCTTCTCACGAACAAAGAATTTCCAAAGTTCTTTTTGATCTTGAAGAAGATATTGTTGCTCAATTACAAAGAGCCACAGACGGAGTTCCGCTTACTACTGAATTAGCTATTCAGCTAAGACCAAACCTTAAAAGACTAATAGAGCAGAACTATCTTAAAGAAGGCTCTAAGATTATTTCAGAATATGATGAAGTTGTTAAAGGATATATGGACTATATCCGCACTACTCCAGTTTCCGCTAAATTTAAAACCCTTACCAAACCTGATCTAGTCTTAATCAATCAATTAAAACAATTATCATTTAGTGGATTTGAAGATGTAGCCAATAGATTTCTTGATACGATTGCTACAGAAATATATTCATCCGCCGTCACTGGTAAACCATTTCCTCAGGTAGTAGAAAACATCAGGGCATCTATTAATGGTGTCTATAGACGAAGTAATGAGGAAGCAGTCAATAGATTAGTTAGAGTTATAGAAGAAAATAGATATTCAGATGATCCTATAGCTAAGAGTAAATACTTAAATGCCAGAAAGATCCTGCATAGCAAATACGCATCCGATATTAGAGGTGAGAATATGCGCAAGTACGCTAATCAGATTGCTCACGATAGTATCATGCAGTTTGACGGGCAATTCACTAAGTACAAAGGTCAAGAAGCAGGAATAGACACATACAAATATACTGGCACAAATATTACGACTACTAGACAATTCTGTAGAGCCTATCTTAATGAAATAAAAACAGAGGAAGAATGGAGAGAAATATTTACTGGCAACTGGAGAGGTAAATCAGGATCAGATCCTTTTGTTAATAGAGGTGGTTATAGATGCCGCCATAGTTTAATCCCTTATGATCCTGCATGGGATGCACTAGATGATGTTCAGGCTAAAGTTCAACCTAAGGCAACAGATATTAAAACCAGTGCAGATGCAGCAACTAATGTATCTTCTATAGGTAGTAAAATAAAATTAGAAAATTTGACACCAATATCTGGCGGATATTTAGTGAGAAAATTAAATAAACAATTTCAAGTTAATAAAAAAGATAAGAGATATTACAGTGATAAAATAAGTAATAGATATACAGGAAGATCAACAGAGGATTATGGCAGAGCAGGAATAAGTAAAAAATTTACCAGTATTGATTTGGCTGCTATGGAAGCAATATTTCAAGAATTAGATGATTTAGCTATAAAATTTGATGTTCCAAAATTAAGAGGTGTAAAATCTATGGCAGGAACAATAGGTCAAAGACCAATAGGATCAATGGGTGATGGAGTTATCGCATTAGATGCAGAACAAATGGCATTAAGTAAAATTTCAATGGATTTTTCAAAATGGAAAAGAGCAGATTTCCAACAACCTTTTGGAGAAGAAGCTAGACCAAATTTAGGATGGTCATTTCATAAGGATAAATTAGATAGGATGCGTCATGTTTTTTATCATGAGTTTGCACACCATATTCATAACTTCAAAGGAATAAGTAAAAAATCAGATTATTTTAAACCAAAATTAGAGGCTAAATTACTTGACCTAGATACAAAATATAGAGGATCATCAAGATATTCCGACTTTAATCAAAAGGAATGGTTTGCTGAAAATTTTGCATTTTATCATATTGATAGGGAAGATTTAGTAGATGAGAAATGGATAGAGTTTTTTAAGGAGAATGTATTATGAGCGATTTAATAAAAGAAGCAGAAAGAATAGTTGAAAAAGAAAAATTAACTAAAAAAGATTTAGATAGATTTGAGGAAATAGGAAATTTATTAACTCAGAAAGAAGATAAATCTTTATATGGTTGGTTATCAGAAGCTATGTTTCAAAGAAGTGTTGAATTAACGGATAAATAAATATATTCCTTAAATAAATAACTAACAAAGGAGTTATAATTATGTCTGACGAGAATAAAACGGAACAGGTGGAACAGACAATAAACGAAACAGTAGAAGCTAAACAAGAACAACAAGTAGAGCAACCCAAGCCAAGTCAATTTGATATTGATAAGGTCGTTAAGGACAGACTTTACAGACAAGAGAAACAATTACTAGAATCTTTAGGCGTAAACGATTTATCTGAAGCTAAAGCAGCTATTGAAGAACGCAATAAGATTGAAGAACAGAAGCAGCTAGAGCGTGGCAAGTTTGATGAGGTGATGAAGAAGAAAACCTTAGAATTTAATGAGAAACTAACCAAGCTAGAGCAAGAACTTAAAAGTGAAAGAATTGATAAACAATTAATCAATGCTGCTTCTAAACATAGAGCGATTTCACCAGAGCAAATCAAAGAGTTGATGAAAAGCCAAGTACAACTAAATAAAGAAGGTAAAGTAGAAGTGCTTGATAATTCTGGAACTCCTAGATATAACAAAGATGGCGACTTGCTGACTGTTGATGAGGCAGTGCAAGAGTTTTTGACGCAGAACGCACACTTTCAAAGCGCAACTCCTCAAGGGAGTGGAAGTGTAAGTAATGTGGGAAAGTCACCTACGCAAAAGACTTTAAATGTTGCGGACTTAGACATGAGTAATCCTGATGATCGTAAGTTATATGCGGATTATCGCAGACAGAGAGATTCAGTGACTCATATTAAACTAAACAAATAACTAAAGGAGTTATAACATGGCAAACGAAACAACAAGTACAGGTTTAAGTGAACTGTACACCGAGATCGTTGCTGAAGCTGAGTTCGTGATCCAAGAGAAATCTATCATGAAGAACTTGGTTAAAAACTACACTATTGCAGGTGGTGGTAAATCCGTAGAAGTACCGATTTACTCAGCTATCGCAGCAGCAGCAGTAGCAGAAGCAACCGATCTTTCAAACACTGCAGTTAATCCGTCATCAGTGACAATTACTGCATCAGAAGTAGGCGTAATGACTACACTAACTGATCTAGCAAGAAACTCAGCACCTAGAAACGTAGCTGCTGATATTGGTAGATTATTTGGTGAAGGTATTGCTAAGAAAATGGATCAAGATTTGATTGCATTATTTGATGGTTTCTCAACCACTTTAGGTGACGGAACTACAGCTATTGCAGCATCTTCTATTTTCAATGCAGCATCAACACTCAGAGCAGCAGGTTTACCAGTTGAGGAGTGTTTCTGTATTCTACACCCAAAGATTGCTTATGACTTAAAAGCAAACTTAACAAACACATTTGCAAATCCAAACGCAGGTGATTTACAGAACGAAGCATTAAGAAGCGGATATGTAGGTCAGTTAGCAGGTATTAGCGTATTTGAAACTTCAAATATGTCTAACACTGGTACTGCAGGTGATTACAAAGGCGCAGTATTCCATAAGGATGCTTTAGCCCTAGCTATGATGCAGGACATCAAAATTGAAACTCAAAGAGATGCTTCTCTAAGAGCAGACGAGATTGTTGCTACTGCAGTTTACGGCGTAGGCGAATTGCATGACTCTTATGGTGTAGAATTGCACTTTGATTCATCAATCCAGTAGTATATGCTTGTGGGTGGGGTTAATCCCCACCTACTAAGGAGATTATTTATGACTGAATTAGTTAAATTACAAAAAGGCGATAAAATCATCACCAGAACTAAATTTGATTATGAAAAAAATTATATCCATTGGAAATTAAGAGGTTTTGAATTAGTAGAAGATCAACCTGCAGAAGAAAAACCTAAAAGAACTAGAAAGAAGAAAGAAGATTAATGGCAACCACAGAATTTTCAGTATCATTAGCAGATGTGCAGCAGTATCAACCTGATATAGCTGAATACGGAATTGCAGACTTTGATACACAATTACAACACGCTGAAAATGATGTAATCAGACAGATTAGAGAAGAATGGTGGGAAAGATACCGCCATACTGTACGCTATAAAGATATTACTAAGGTCACATCTTTAGAATTAGATAGTGGCAAACTCACCAATTCCCAATGGACTAGAAGTGTCGTTTATAAAGCACTGGCAGATTATATTTTACCTATGCTTACTAAATGGAAAGATCCACAAGGCGGAGATGGTGCAGATACATTTCAAGTCAAAATGGATTATTACAGAAAAAAATATAATGAGGAGTTCCAAGCCGTATTGCGTGATGGGGTAGATTATGATGAGGATGATAGCGGAACTATCTCAGAGAGCGAAAAAGAGCCTATTCACCATTTACGATTAGTTAGATAATGGTCGCTACCATTAAGGTAAAAGATAATTCTATAGAAGTAAGAAAAGAATTACTTAAAGTTTCTCAAAGAGTACCTAAGGCTATTAAAAAAGCACTGGCTAACGCTGCTGCATTTGAGATTGGTGCTATCAAGAAAAGAACACAAACAAGAGGTGTTGATTATAGAGGAAATGCTTTTGCTCCCTATTCACCTAAATACAAAAGAGCCGCAGTTAAACAATCAGGAGTAGTTGATCTTACTGACACTGGTCAAATGTTTAGTTCCTTAACTAGCAAAATATCAGCTAGTAAAGGTGAACTATTCTTTAGGCAAGGATTTGCTAACAGAAAAGCATTTTTCCATGATGAAGCAGGAGCAGGTAGAAAAAAGGTTAAAAGAGAGTTCTTTAGTATTTCTAAAGATGAAGAAGTAAAGATTGAAAAGATATTCTTTTCTGTGCTAGAAAAGGAGTTGAAATTATGAGTTTACGAGAAAATATAGCAGCTAATATTATCAGCACCTTAGATGCGGTCACATCCCCTATTGAATTAAAGAAGATTACAAGAGAGCCAATTAATCCTCAGGAAGATTTAGCTGATCCTCAGTTCCCTGCTATTTATTTAACTACTGGAGATGAAACCAGAGAAGATTTTGCATTAGGAGATTATGCAGCAGGTAAAAGATCAGGAACTATTGATTATGTTCTTGTGGGCTATGTTAAAGGCACAGATACCAACCTAGATACTAAACGCAATCAACTTATAGAAGTAATTGAGGAAACTCTTGATACTGACAGGACTAGAGGTGGTAATGCCAAAGAAACAAAAATAGTAGAGATTTCATCTGATGAGGGTACATTATATCCTTTGGGCGGAATAAGAATTGTGGTAAGGGTATTCTATGAATTTATTAGAGGTACATCATAATGGCTAAAAGAATTAAAATCTATATGCCAAGTGGAAACGATACTGTGGAAATTTGGGATAATGATATAGACAAGTTTCTGGCTAAAGGATATAAACTTGAGCAAGAACAAAAATCTACTAGATCATCAAAGAAAAAAGATGTAGAAGTAGATGAACAACAACAAACTAACGAAGGAGTAAACGAATGGCAACCCATGTCGGAACAAGCGGAGTAGTCAAAGTAGGAACAGCGCCTAGTGATGTAGTAATTGCTGAGGTGACTGGTTTTACTATTGATGAAACAAACGATACAGTTGAAGATACTTCATTAACTGATACTGCAAAATCCTATAAAGCATTAAGAAAAGATGCAACAGGTACTGTTGAATGTCACTGGGATGAAACAGATAGCACAGGACAAGGTGCATTAGCAGTTGGTTCACAAGTAACTTTAAACTTATACCCAGAAGGCGCAGATAGTGGTGATACATATTACACAGGTACAGCAATTGTGACTGGCGTATCTCAGAGTGTATCTTTAGACGGAGTAATTTCCAGAACAATAAATGTGCAATTCTCAGGCGGCGTAAGCACAACAACTGTATAATTTAGATGCCTAAAAAGGACTTTCTTGAAGGTGCTATAAATCACTTTAAGCATCAAGAAATTAAAATTATAGAAGTTGAGGAGTGGGGTTTAACTGGCGAAGATGCCATTTATGTTAAACCATTTACGCTGCTTGAAAAATCTGAAATCTTTAAAGGATCAAATGAAAATGATCTCACAGTGCTGATTGATGTAATCATCAAAAAAGCAGAAACTAGAGATGGTGAGAAAATGTTTGATTTAGAGAGTAAGATTAAGATGAAGAAGTTTGTTGATCCTGACATTATAGGAAAAGTTGCAGGTCAAATTCTTGGAACTACTCCATCTCAAACTGATCTAAAAAAAAACTAAATTCTGATCCTGAATACAGGTTTCATTTTTTCTTAGCAGAAAAACTCCATAAAACTATTGGCGAGATTATGCAAATGCCAGTAGAGGAGTATAACGCATGGGCAGGATATTATTCTCTAAAAAATGACGAAGAACAAAAAGCATTGAATAAACAAAAGATGCAAGGTAAAAGAAGATAATGACCAAACAAATGAACATTGACATTATCGCTAATGATAAAACCAAACAGGCATTAAGTGGTGTTCAAGGAAACCTCCAAAAAACAAGACAATCAGTATTAAATTTAAGAAATGCACTTATTGGTATAGGTGCAGGTGCGGTATTAAAATCATTTGTAAATGTAGGTAAAGAAGTAGAGAGTTTAAGAACTAGGTTTAAATTCCTATTTGGATCGGCAGAAGAAGGCGCTATTGCCTTTGATAATTTAACTAAATTTGCAGCCAAAGTTCCATTTTCATTACAAGAAATATCAAGAGCATCAGGTAATTTGGCGGTTGTTGCTAATGACGCTACTGATCTTAATAGAATATTAGAGATTACAGGTAATGTCGCTGCGGTCACAGGATTAGATTTTGAAACCACATCTAGCCAGATTCAAAGAGCCTTTTCAGGTGGTATTGGTGCTGCTGATCTATTTAGAGAAAGAGGTGTTAGAGCCTTATTAGGTTTCCAAAATGGTGCTAAAGTCACTGCAGAGGAAACAGTAGCTAGATTTGAAGAATTATTTAGCGGTGATGGTAGGTTTGCAGGAGCAACAGACGCATTAGCGCAAACCCTTGAAGGTACTTTATCAATGATTGGTGATAAATACTTTAAGTTCCAGAAAACAGTTGCAGATAATTTTTTTGACGAATTAAAGAAAGAATTTGGTGATTTAAATAAATTCCTTGAAGATAATGATTTAGAAATCCAAGCGTTTGCTAAAGATTTAGGATCTGTTTTAGCAGATTCAATAATAATATTTAGTGATGCTTTAGTTTTAGCAAAAGAAAATTCAGATTTATTATTCAATATATTAAAAACTTTAATTGGATTAAAGATTGCATCATTTGCATTAACTGCAGCAAAAGGTTTTGGATTTTTAGCCACAAGTATTCTTGCTACTGCAACTTCATCAGAAGTGCTGTTCAATGTTATGACATTTGGACTAAAAGGCGCTGCAGGAAAAGCAATAAAATTTACTACAGACCTGATTGATCAAAATGATGAATTAGCACCATCTCTTTTAGAAACTGCCAAACAAATAAAGAAATTATTTGAAGATTTAGGAG